AGATGCATCGAAATCGTCAGGGTTTACGTAGATAATACGTCCAGTTCTGGACGTAATAATATTCTTTAACCTAGTTAATGACATTACTTATACGCTATTCCTATATGGTTATTTATTAGATCATGGAGTGAGTGCTGCGAAGACTCTTGTGCTAAATGCAGTAGAATTGTCTTCAAAACCAACGAGACTGAATGAGTTATTAGCAGTAGTACTATTAATAACTACAGACTCACCAGGTCCAACGACTAATGAAGTAATTCTATCTACTTCATTATTACCATTGGTAACACCATTAACAATATATTGCTGATCTTCAAGAGCTGTAACAGCAGTTAATTCGGAACTAACTGTACAAGTAGTTCTTGAACTTTGTTCATTTAAAGGTAAATCCTTAAATGTATCACTAGCAGCAAAATCTTGTGATCCTGGTCCCTTTGTTACATACAAAGTTGTTCCATCATATTCTTTAACATATCCATAAGGACCAGCACTCTGAGCAGTTACAGTAAATGTACTTCCTGATTGAGTAAATGAATCGGAACTATTAACCCAAGTTCCTGAAATATTATATGCATTAAAAGTCAAATATGTAAAATTACTAGACATAGTAATTGATCTATCAGCACCACCATAAACATTATTAGCAGCAGTACCTGTACCTCCATCATAGAAATACATAACAGTTAAGTTAGATCCAGCAGTCCAATCATATTGTACATAAGCACCACCTGATCCAGCAGTACCATTGGTAGTTTTACCAGTAGTATACTCAGTACCATCATCACCGTTACCAGCAATACCATCTGGTCCCCACTCTCCGTTAGCAACTGTAGATATCTTAAAATCCCTACCACTCATAGTTGCATCAGAAACATCAAATCTATATGTACGATCAGTAAATGCTTCTAAAGGATCCCCAAAGAATAAACTATATGTACCACCAGCAGTTGTAGTTGAAAGTATAAAATCATTACTTGCAGCACCAATACCACCAGATGAAATAGTACCAGAAGCACCACCAGCAGTTATAGAATCACCATCTGCAAATTCTGAACCAGATCCATTTATAGTTGAAGGACCAATATAAACGATAGTTCCAACAACACCAAAAACTGTTGCAGTTGTAGTATCACCACCACTTCCTTTAGTTGCTGTAGAACCTACAGCAAAAGTACCAGTAACAGATTCTAATGTTACTTGTCTTATTGATGCAACCTTAACATACCAAGTAGTTATATCGGGTACATTAAATGATTCAAAAATCATACTCTTTTCGGAATCATCACTTGTAATAACAGTACCACCAGTCAAACCTGTTGTTGATGACATTGCATTGTTAACAGTTACTTGATAACCAGTGATAGTATCACCTTTATGCAACTTGTAAGTTGATGCTGCTAATTGTAATTTTTGATCCCAACCTTTTATACCAACCTTATATGCAGACCCAGTTCCATCATTCGCTACAGTCAACACTGTGCTTGCAGATTTATCAACTGGAGATGAATATAAAACAGTATTTGTATTCGCACCTGGTTTAGATTGTGCTAAAATTCCTTGATCTGCCATAGCTATTAATTAAAATCCTGCGTAGAAAAATTGTTGTAGTCTTGTTCGTGAAGTTAGGTTTGCTGCAGCGAGACCAGCACCAAAGGTAACATCATCAACAGTGACGTTTTCAGTAGATAGTAGAGTAGCATCAGCATCAGGGAATCTAATTACCCTATTAGCAGTGATGTTATCTACACTAACAGTAACTTCACCAGATGAACCAACTTGTCTAAATTTACCACCATAAATGGTTTTATTCCTTAGATCTTGAGTTGCTAACTCAGTTACTATGGTGCTATTTGCACCATCATTATTTAGTATCCCAGTTGGGGGAAACTCAATAGTCTCAATAGTTAAAGCATTACTATTTGATATATCAAATAAGAATCTCTTAGTAGGATCTGTAGTATCTGCAACAATCAAACCACCAACAGTTTTGTTAGTAAGACTTTGAGTTGATTCTGTACCAACTAAAGTTAAACTTTGATCTGGAACAGTAAGAGTTCTATTTGCACTTAATGCTGAAGTATTCCACTGAACCCAGTTTGTTGTATCATCAGCATTAGCAGCAAATTTAGGAGTAACTAAAGTTTTATTAAGAACAGTTTGCTCTGCTTTAGTATCAAGTAAAGTTGATGAAGTAGCAGTAGGTTCATTACCAGTTGTTACAGCACCAGCATCAGGTAAGAAATAAGATCTTCTAGTTCCTGACGTTGTTGGCCAGTTAATCTGGAAAATTGCTTCTTCAGTACCATCAACAAGAACAAAATTATCCTCATCAATAAGGATAGTTTTATTTGTTAACGTTTGAGTAGTATTATCACCAAGTAATGTTGTACCATTACCAACAGTAATTTGAGGGAATGTCATTAATCTGGTAGCAGTACCAGTACCAACATTACCTACTTCAAATCTAACCTTTGGACCTTGAGAATCTTCTAGTACAAATGAAGAATCCTCAATCAAAAACTGACCTGTTATCTTAACAGATCCAGTACCTTTTGGAGCAAAAACTATATCAGTATTATTAACAACGTCATCAACAGCAGTAATATACAATGATGTACTATCATTACCATTATCAAGACGAGTGGCATATAATCCACCATCACCAAAAGCAACACCTATTTGATTATATGCATCTTGATACAATCCAGTGTCTCTGTCCAAATCAAAGCATAGACCAGGAGCAGCTTTAGACCCCTGACTCACGCCTTTCATCAATTGATTAACTTTTGCTTTCCTGTTAGGAATCAATGGGTCAGACACCACAACAGGTAAAATAGCTTCACCCGATAAATTGGAGTCTGATATTGTTTCTAACTGAGATATCTTCTTAGTTGCCACGAATAATCATACGTTTTGCTACAGTTCTATTTAGCAAGGTCGGCAATAGTGAATAGACTCTTAAGTTTTATATTTGCGTCTTTCATCTTAATATCTGCCTCGCCATCTTCTTGTCTATCAACAATAGTAATAATCTCACTCACTGTATATCCAGCATCACGAAGTTTTTCTACTGCTTTAATAGCAGATCCACCTGTTGTAATCACATCTTCTAATACGGTTACTTCTGTATTTAAAGGTAATGCTGGTCCTTCAATCCATGCTTGAGTTCCATGTCCTTTTGGTTCTTTACGAACAATTAAACCATCAACACCAGCAGTCATAGCAACACCTGCTACTAATGGATCAGCACCAAGAGTTAAACCACCTACTGCTAGTGTAGAAGGAGATAACTCCTGTGTAAATAACTGACTGATTATATTAAGACCTACACCAGATAAACTAACTGGTTTACAATTTACATAATGCTCACTTGTTTTACCAGAAGAAAGAGTAAATTCTCCTTTACGGTAACAATATGTTTTCAATAAACATAATAATTCTCCCTTCATAGAAGAACAGCTCCAATAACAAAACCTTTAACGAAAGCAAGACATAACATTTGGTAATCAGTTAAGTTAAACTTATCCTGAATTTTCTTTGCCATTGCCTTATCCCAGTCCTTAATCTTAGTAACTGCAGATCCTAATTTAATTTTCATCTTTTTTCTCCTTAATGTCGTACTCTATTACAATTTTTTTGGAAGATCTTCCACTGCTAGAATATGTAGTAGATCTATTCATTGTACCGTTAAGTTCAGCAGTAATTGTCAATAATTCTGCTATTAAATCTGATTCGTTATCTATCATCGGTTATCAAAGAGTATGTTAAAGGACAAGCTCATTCTATCATTATGACTTTCATTAGTAGATACACCATGATCTAAAAATGCTGGAAATAAAAGCAACTTACCCTCTTGAGGTATCTGACATTGCTTATATGCATAATGATTATAAGTAAAAGAAGTAACCATAGAAGGACATGGTGCTTGAAAAAACAAATCACCAGTACCAGGATCACCTACTTTGTAATAGTATACACCAGATATATCACAATGTCCATGATTATGAATATGTGCATAATCTCGATAATCAAACTTAGTCATCCATGAACTAACTATTTTATAAGTTAATGGATCATTTGGATCATAATAACCACTTTCTCTGAATTCTATTGCTTGTAAAAACTGTTCCACATGGAATGAAATCATATCCATAAATGCGGTCATCTTATTATCAAGTAATATATTAGTCTTAAAATTTGGTGCTGACAGTTTATGTGTCATACCAAAATTGGGATTATAATCAAAATTAGAATTTTCTATTGCCCTACCACACTCTGACTGTATCTCATCAAAATTATCCACCATTGCAGCATACATTGGTGTTGGAAAGAGATGATATAATGCAGAACTTTTAGTAGGTCGTTTTACTGGTTGATGAAAATCCATAACCTCACGCTTGCTCCAATTTCTCTGTATCCATGCCATTAATCATCAATATTAGATTCCACCATATCGATTAAAGTAGATACTTCACATAAACAATCAATTTTCATCATCATATCAGAGATATGCTTGCTGATATAAGGTTTTTCACTCCTTGCTGCAAAAGCTAGTGCTTCTCTCAGTTTATCTTGTGCTTCATTTAAAGCAGTTTCTACTTGTGCCGATAATGCCATAATAATTAATCAGTTGTTTTTTTCTTTTTAGTTAATTTCTTAACTTGTTTTGCGTAGAAAACATCTTTCTTAGTATACCAGTCTGGATGTTCTTTGGCAAGCTTTAATAATTTTTTAGCCGCTTTTCTGTCCGAAGTCATATTTCATTGTATTCTAGGTATTTTAGCTATTTAGTGTATTGATGATGAGATGCAGACGCATCAGGATCAGGTACTAAATCTGCATTAAATGATACAGAAATCCTATCCTCATCTGACTTACTGGGTTCTACATGATGTCTAAGATTTGCAGGAAAAAATAACATTGTCCCTTCTTTTGGTTCAATATAATATGCACCAAATTGCGAATATTTCTCTTTAAATTCATCAGTATAGTAAAACAATTCTTTCCATGAACTAAAAGAATTGTTATTGGCAAAACAAATTTCTCCACCAACAGGATCTCCTATAGCATCAGCATATCCATCTATAGAATTGACACCAGCAACTTTAGTATCTTTTTTATTTTCTGGTATTTTCAAATACATCACACCTGACATATGACATCCAGGATGATCATGTTGAACATTAAAATCACCTTTCTTATTAATATTAATCCAACATGCAGTCAAATATATGTTAACTCCTGGTTTTATAATAGAATTGGTATTGAAATAATTTCCTAAACTATTTAAAACTAAATTTCTTACTGGATTTTCTCCTAGATAATATCCATCGTTTGACTGCCAACCACCCCTATTAGTTCTATATACTTCTCCATTTGGATTATTTTTTCTCTCACTATAAACATAATCTATTACATTATCCCTATTCTCTCCATACTCATACAATGGTATCTCATGTATTAGACTAGGAAACAGATGAAACATTATGTAATCTCTTCAATAGTGTTTTAGTTCTTTTTTTAAGTTGACGCAATCGGGCAGAAGCAGCACGAGATTTGATATTCCGTCCTTGCTTTCTAGGAGTTTCATGGCTTTTGAGTCTCATCGGTCTGCCCCACTGCTCAACCAGTATACGTTATTTAGGTAGTAGTGTCAAGAAGTTCTTTTTTAAATTCTTCAACCTGATCAATAACCTCTTGATCTACAGGAGGACCAGACTGTATTACAGGAGATAGTAAGCAGCAACTACCATCTTCTCTACGTATACGCCAAACAGTTCTATTTCTCTGTGTCATACTTAAAAGAAAAGGCAGGTTACTAACCGCCTCTTCTTCTGTTACATCTTGAATGTCAGTCATTAGTAAATTCCACGTTTAATTTTGCATCAGATAAAGCACCAACCATGTTCCATGCAGTCTCACCAGAGACCATATTCTCATCACAAAAATACTGAACAGTATCCTCAAGAATTTCCTTGAGTTCTATTAGTTGTTGCTGTCGTAGTTCATCCATAATAATATTATAGCATAGATTAGTTCAAATGAATCTCTTTTGCAATTAACTTCATGGTTTCTTCGGCTTCTATAGTCATATCCTTACCAGAAGTAATTGTAGCATTCTTTTCACACTCCATAGTCATAGGACCACCTTCAACTTCTAACAAATAAGCACCTTCATCAGCAATCTTGATAGTCATTCCACTATCACCAAAGTCCATTGTACATGGTCCTTCTTTATTGTCAATAATATATCTTGGTGGAGTATCGTTCTCTGCTTTTTTCGGTGTTATCATAGTCATTTCATAGGATCCTGCACATGCAGTAGTAATTCCAGCCTTTTCTATAGCACCCTTTTCCTTTTCTGGTTCATTAATCTGACGATATAAATGAGTTGTTATAACATTAATACTATTATCAGCAGTTAACGCCATTTCTACAGCAGAATTTTTTTGAACCTTACACCCATTATCCCACTCTTTACCAGTAATAGATACCTTTTGACCTGCTAACTTAATTTCTGATGCTTGAATCTCATATTTAGATCCATTAAACGCCCAATCAACATCACTACCAAATGTTATAACATGCTTTTGAACTTCATCACTAAGCTTATTACCTTTACTATCTACTTGTTTAGGAGCTCCTTGAGCATTAAAGAAGAATCCTCCACCAACTTCTATATGACAATCACCAGTCACCTTTAATCTATAGTCACCCTCAACAGTTTCACACTTATCTTCTTTAATAATCTTACATTCATCACCATTGACTTCTTGTGTAAAAGTACCAGCATAATTGACATGATCTGCCTGTAAGTTACTTGTCTCACCAGAATTTTTACCACTTGCTTTCTTAGCAGCAGCCTTTGCTAACTTATCAACTTCTTCCTCAGTCAAATCTGGATTTTCTTCCTTAATTTGTCTTTTAGCCATCCACTCTTGGTGTTGAGCATTGTTTATGTTAACAGATGTCCAAGTAGTTCCATTCTCTCTCTTCTGTTGAGTAGCTTGACGACCAGGAGTTCCAATGTATAAATCATAAGCACCATTAACCCAAGTCTTAGCAGTTGTTAAATATTGATCTGCCTCTTCAAATATAGAATCGAATACACCTCCTCCTCCACCTTTCTCTCCACACTTACCTCTACTATCACCTTTAAACTTATTAATATCTTCAAATTCTTCTGGAGTACAATGTGTTACACCAAGTAAAGGGAACCAACCAACATCATCTTCACCACCTTTAGGTTTTCTCTCACAATTACCACCACCCATCAAGTTCATAAAGAATGAAAACAAACCAGATAAAGATATTTCTTCCATCTCAAATAAGTTTGTAGCATCAGAAAAAATCTTTTCTCCACCCTTCCAAGCATCCATCATTTCTTTAGCATCTTCAAGAGAATCTAAAGCAGATGTAACTTGACCAATAACCTGTAATAATGAATCTAATACTCCTTGAATATTACAGAAAATTTTATCAGTAACCTCTTCAATACCTTGCTGTACAAATGTAACCTTATCTATAGCACCATTTAAAAATGAATCCAATTTACTTGTTAAAGAACTTAATGGACTTGATACAAAGGTAGTTAATTGGTTATCAACAATACATAATGCAGATAGTAATTCGGTAATTTTCTCCTGAACTTCTGTGAGAATAGTGTAAGGAACACCAGTAGATTTCTCTTGCAAACTTTCAGTATCCAATCCTTCAACAAGGTTTGCTGTTGATGCTCTCATAGCACTAATTGCTTGAGTAAATACCGCACCTAAAAAATTCTGGAGTTTAGATGTAAGTTCCTTTGCATTTACAACTTTACCTGTAATAACATTGAAGAACTCACCATCGTTTTCAGTCTTAACTAATAATGCAGCAGTGTCAGCAATATCTTCCACAAGATATGATAATTGATAATCAACACTCTTCCAAGGACCACCAACTCCTTGTCCTGCAGGAATAGGTTTACTAGGCATTGTTGGTTTCATAGGATTACCACTACTACCATTAATACCAGGAGTTGTCCCTATATTACTAGGTGATCCTGTTCCACCAGCTTCAGTAGTTTTTGTTGCAGCAACAGTAGAAACACTATTATTCTGTGTTCCTGGTCTCCTAAAATTATCAGATCCAATACCATTAGGATCTCCTGGTCTTTTTGATGCAGGATTAATAGTTCCAGTATTGGTTGCTTTCATTGGTTCTCCTGTGAAAGCAAATTCTTTTTTAGACCTAGTACCTGTTGATTTATTTAATCTAAGAACTCCCATCACTAATGGCATTTGGGCATTCTCACCATCCATAAAGAATCCCATAACAATTGCGCCAGGTTGCAACTGTCCAGATGATTCACCTTGCCCATCGTTACCTGGTTGAGATGTATGTTGTAATACAGTAGCCCAAGGTAAATGATCTGTTTTTAAATCTGCTGTAGTACCACCACGAATATTTGTATAATAACCAAGGACTCTAACCTTAACTCTACCCAATTCCATTGGATCTTCATTATCTTCTACTTCTCCTACCCACCAGAAAAAACCGTCTTTACCAACGAAATTTACACTCGGTTCATTGATAATTCCATCAATTGAGGTAGCTTCTTGTCCAGCCATAACTTACAGGGTTTTTATATATTTATTGGTATTGAGGTGATCTATGATTCATATCAAAATCAAATACAATTTCAAAGTTAAGAGCAAAGGTAATTCTCTTAGTATCTGACATATAAGGTGTTACTCCATGCAACATATGAGAAGGGAAAAATATTATATCACCCTTTTTATATTTCACATGATGGTAAGAAGGATCTCTTAGTATATTGAGATACCAATTAGGAGTTAATTCTGAACTATTCCTATTATAGAAATAAAATTCACCAGATCCTTCTTCATGATCATTAGTAAAAAGAACTGCAGATAAATCTGCAGGAAGATGATCATGTATCTCTTGAAAATATCCCTTAACATATGTATTTCTCCAAGAGTCTTGTATACGAAGACCACAGGTTATTCCAAGTTCAGAAATAAATTTTTCAAAAGATGGTTTAAGTAAATGAAATAACTCTATACCATCTATCCGTTCTCTTTTAACTATACATTTACTACCCCAACCAAAATTCTGATCTTCGGTTAAATGTACATCTTGAATATGTTCTAATACTTCATTTTTATTAGGTGGAGTAATCAACCCATAAAAATTTTGAGGGAATACTTGTTGTATCATACTCTATTATATCTGTATATCTCATCTGCTCCCCAAATAATTCTACCTTTAGAATCTAAAAACCTATCCCTCATAAAAAGTTTATGGCCATACAGACTAAGTTCTGCATGACCAGTAACTGTTTCACCTTGCTCTTCCATGCTGGTATCAAATTTACCCATCCATGAAGTTCCATCATATTTCATAAGCATATCACAATCTTCATTGCGTGTCAAGCCACTATAAGTACCACCCCAATGCTCAAGTATAACTTCAGTATCGGATAGTACTTTTAGTTTTTTATTAGTTTTTAAATATGGATTAAGTTCGTCTTTCCTTCCCCAATGAACGGAATGTATAAATTCTCCGTCATCTTCCCACCTTACAAATACTTGTTTGTAAAGTAAAGGACTAGATTGTGCTTGTATCTTATTAGACCAAGTTCCAAGTAAACATGATAAAAAATCTCTCATTAATCGTCATACACTAAGCACTCTGGCTCATCAGGATGCATTTCACAGAATAGTTCAATGGTATTAGGATCATGATGGTCACCATTATTAATCTCTTCAATATGGTGCTCACGATAAACTTCTAACTCATGTAACTCCTCTGCAACATGCCTACGAGCTGCAGGACTAATTGTTGGATTGTCAAGGATATCTCTATCTGCTTGAATGTGTTGTTCAATAGTTTTCATAATTTTTTGTCTCCGTTACTAATAGGTAACAATACTATTTATCTTTTGTTAATCGAGTCTCTACACAAAAACAGGTCTGTGTTCATTTTAATACTTTGAGCAGTACCAGAGTGTTGAACTCCAGCAATTACCCATTTACCACTATATTTGGTATCCAATTGAGGTCTGGATCCTGTCAATTTAGTAGAAGGTATCTTTAAATCTATACCACTACCACAATATAAATCTAAATTACCAGGTATAGTGATTTGCATTCTAAGATTCTTGAGTGTTTCTATTCTCATCCATTGATATGCTTGCAATTCAACTAATTCCTGATAATTCTTTTGTGGATTGTTTTTGTACTTAGGGTCGAAAATTTGGTTTGGAAGCATAGTATAACGAACTCTCTTAGGAAAGTCAACAATGTTTCTGATTTCTGGATCCATACCAGAAATAGGATTAACCGCATTACTCTTACCTATATGAGCCATCTTTCTCCATAATTTCTTAACTCCATACCTATATTCCTTACTCTTCATATCAGTACTAACACCCCAACGTGATCTTAATATAGAAACTGGATCAAAACCAACACTATAACCAGACCAAGTACCGTGTCTTAATCCCATTAAATAACTCTTCTCATCAGGAAAAACAATAGTATCAATCAAATATGAATCATCACCAGTTGCATCCCTCATATTCTTAGGAGTATAGGTATATTGATACATTTTCCCAATACCTTTCTCCAAATCCGTATCACCATCACCTTCATTATTGTCATTAATATCCTCAATCATTTTATCAATAGATTTAAAATTATAACCCATTGCATTCTCAAAAAATGTAAATCCATTCTGTAATGTACCACCTTTAGGATTTTTACGTATACTTCTTTGACATATCCAATAAATTACATCAAGAACTCTCCAATTAGGAGCAACAAATGTATGTTTGTTAAGAGTATCCTCTAAAAACATAGATTTACCAGAATTTAAATATTTTTTATCCTTAAGTAATTTTTTAATAATCTCTTCTGCCCTAACCTTTTTATCAAATACCTTTTCACTAGATCCAAATATATTACTTACTTCATTTTTAACAAACTCACTAGAACAAGCATTGACCTGAAAAAAGTCAGTAGATTGTCCAGATCTTACACGAGATTCTATTTGATATGACCTAAAGTAATAAGTTCTATCCTGTTGTCCAGTTTTAACTAATAACCTAAACTCCTCTGTTCCTGTAAGAGATTGTAACAATCCACCTTGGTCTTCAATAATAAACTTAGCTTCCATAGTTGCAGAACTAATAGATTCATACACTTCCCATCCAGCTAAGTATTCTGTTAAATCATACTTTCCATCATCAGTCTCTATTCGTTTACCACCACGATAGATACTAAATTCAATTTCTACTTCACCTGGGGTCTGTCTTGCTATTGGCATAACTTATCTCAAAGGATTATTAAATGAATTTAAGACGGCAGCAGTAGTTTTCAGTAATGCACCAAAAACACCACCTGGTCCTGGTGCAGAGCTAGCTTGTCCAGGAGCAACACCCTTGGAATTAGTCAGTATCTGTGATATTGACTGATTTGCTGCACTAATATATTGTCTAGTTTGACGATTGGATTGATCGACTGCTGCAGTTGTAGCAGCAACTATACCTGTAGTTCTAGCATTAATCTCTTTTCTTGCTTTATTTCTTTCATCTGTTGCCCTCTGTATCTTCATCTCATCATTCTTTTTACTCTTTGATTTATTAACATTACTTGCACCTGCCTTTTTACCTTTCTTTTTACCATCACTACTAGCACCAAATACATTGGTCAACATACTAAATATACCGCCAGATTCTCCACTTTGACCACCCATCATATCTTTTGCACCACCAAACATACCCCCAAATACTGAAGCACCTGTCTGTCCTGTCTTCTTAGTATAAGCAGAACCTGCTCTTCCCAATTCTTTCTTATCCTTTTGATTTAACCCATCTGGATTTAACAACCTATCCATTAACTTATTATGTTTGGTATCACCATGAAGACCAAACTTCATTTCCTTGTTACCAGCAGTATTGAAAGTATGATTTCCAAATTTAACTTCATTAACATCCTGTGATCTATCATAGAATGCACTCGAATAATTACGGAATCCTGTTGCAGACATAAGTTTTGCAATCTGCTGAGGATCCTCAACTTGATTTGCAAGTAAACCCTTCAACCTACTATGACTCTTTGCAATTTCAATTGCTCTAGAAGCAACTTCTAATTCAGCTCCAGTATATTTCCTACCAATACTACCATCAGTCATAGGACTATATTGACCAGGAGCACTAATAATATCTTTAAGAGATCCACTCTTAGACATAAATGTTCCTGGATTACCTGTCTCATCAATAATATTCTTTCTATTCAATACACTTCTTGCTACCAATGCCATTCCTGCCATTCCTTCTCCTTTAGCTTCAGCAAGAACTAACTTTTGGAATAATTCATCACCACTACCCTTAACTCCTTTCTTCTTCCAATCTTTACCTAGTTTAGATCCAAACTGAGTAGTTAAAGCTTTATCACTAATACCCCTAAATGAATTTATTTTATTATTTGTAGGATGATATAATGCTGGTCCAAATCCACCACCACGTTCAAATCCACCACCATGTTCAAACTTCTTTAATCCAAGTTCAGAAAGATTGAATCCTAATTGTTTTGCTCTGTGTATTGATCTAGAAACAAGACCAGGATCTCTTCTTGTAGCAAAATTATCCAATGGAATTACAAATCCACTTCCATCTCCTTTTGTCGCAACGTATTCAGTTCCATGACCTATAAATGATGGTGGTAGTGCAGGATGCATAGATACAGGAAATCCACTATTCGGTCCTGATATTATACCACTTCCCATTGGGTTTACATCACCACCAAGCATCCTATTTTTCTTACCTCCAAACAATCCCCAACCAGTCTTAAGATCATCCCAAAAACTACTCTTGGGTTTCATATCTTCAAATTTACTTTGAACACTATTAAGAGCATCTACACCTTTATTAGTAACTTCCCTTACCTTATTCATCTGACCAGGAACAAGAGCATTAAGTATTGATGTAATAGCACCAACCTTATCACCTTCTTTACCCTCAAGATCCGACTGCATCTTACGACTCATCTCTCCAAGAGTATCGTCAGCTTTCTTCTTAGCAGCAGTTATACCCAACATATCAGCAAGGATATTATCATTCTTATCCTTACTATCATCCATAGACTTGGTAATATTACCAGGAAGATCGGTAAGCTTTTGCCACCAATTCTTCTTATTCATTTGATCGGCTTTTTCTTTCTGCTTATCTGGTAATTGATCTTGTTTCTTTAATGGTATTCCATCTCCATCCTCATATTCACCAACATTAATCTTAGTATAATTACCATCATTAGTAAGATCCTCACCATAATCCGTTATCGATTTAGATCTATCAGCAGCCCTATTTAATTCTTTCTCAGCATCACCATCACCATCTTTTTTAAAGAAACCAGCAGTTGATTCATCATAACCTTTATCACCAGGAAGTTTACCTTCCTTATCCATCTGACCTTCAATAGTACCATCAGCAGTTTTTTGAGGGAATAAAAATTCCATCGCAGCCCATAAAGCAGCACCACCAATAAATCCACCAAGGAACCATTTCCTAGCTCTACCACCAGTCATCATAAGACGACCTTTCCTTCTTAATAATTGTCTCTTAACAGTTCTACCCCTTCTATCGAAAAGCATGAAAACTTTTCTAACATCGCCAATTATCTTCCAAGGTTGAGTAAGATACCTAATTGCTAAGAATGCTCCAGCAAACCTAAGCCAAATTTTAGTAAACGATTTTATTTTTGTCCAAGGATCACTATCATCTCTAAGAAGATCATACAAGTCATCAACCATTCCAACAACTTGACTACTAATAAACTCAGCAATTGCTTTAAAAATCGTATGCAGCTTTATAAGAGTTGCTTTAATCTTCTTCTTATTTTTTGGATCAGACAACCACTTCAAAATTGGCATTACTACCATTAATTTGAATACACTACTCAAAAACTTCATTATACTTTCTAAGAATCCAGGAGTTTTTAAGTTACTAAATTTCTTTAAAAATGATTGTGTAGCTTTAGGTGTTCCTGATGGTGTTGGTGCTGTATCAATTTGCTTTAATCTCTTTCTTCTATTCTCTAAAAGATCAACTTCAATAGCTTTAAGTTCCTGAACAGTGCCTACTATACCATTAATTACACCACCAATATTATTAAGGCAATTAGTATTTAAATTAACAACACGAACAAGTTCCTTATCTTTTCCACGCTTAGGTCCGCCTGACGATTCCTTACCAGTATCGACAAACTTGTACATGTTAATTTTTCTATTCTTTTGTATTGCCATTTACCAGCCAGCACCTCCCATTCTATTTAACAAACCTTTGACACCACTCATTGAGGACAATTGCTCACCAACACCAGAGGATGTGTCTACTGGGACTGGAACTGCCTCAATCTTCTCCATAATAATAGGAATAGCAACCATCTCAATAGCAGTCTGTAATGCATATTCAGAATCAAACTTACCATCTCTAAAGATTTCATTAGCATTATCAACAACACCAAGAACTCTCTTATCAACACCTAATTCTGGTGCTAATTCTCTAAGACCTGTTCCTAAATCACCACTCTCAGCCATACCCATCATTGCCCTGTATACTCCACCCATACCAGCTTTATCTGCCATTCCACTTATAAAGCTAGATGGTGAAAAATCACCAGTAATTAATGCACCCATTCCTGGCATACTTGCAATTCCTGGTATATTCTGTATAGCAGAACCAACACCAGGAATTGAATTAAGAATTCCACCCAATCCCATATTCTCAACTGATGACCCAAATGCAGACAATTGATCCCCAAACTTAGTGCCATCAACTGCTGCACCTAAAGCAGCACCATAGTTACCCTGTATTAAAGCAGAAGATATCTTACCAATCTTACTATCCATAAATCCTTCATACATTTCCTGACCTTTAGACCAAAGCTTACCAAACGGTTTTCCAAAATTATTAGAGAAGAAATTACCTATACCAGTCTCCCATTTAGCAAATGTCTCAGGGAATATATTAGCACCAGTATTCCAAAGACTCATAACAGCAGCCATTGGATTACCTTGAGACAGAGCACTAAATGCTCTCATTCCTGTTATAACCTTTTCAATCCATGCATATTGTGGAAATATAATAGGTAAAGCAACTGATAATATCTGACCCAACTCACTATTCAGGACATTACTAGCAATTTCACCAAGATCACCAATAATATTACCAGCAAAATCAACAACAGGTTTAACAACTGTATTATATGCCCATTCAAAAGGAGATTTAACAACATTCCATACCTTCTTCAAAAATCCCCATGCTTGAGGTAACTTACCAGGTTCTGAGTCAGATGATTTCTTACCAGTAAAGACCCCCATGAAGTCCCACCATGCTTTCTTACCCTGCTTATTCTCTTTCTTCTTCGTTACTCCTAAATTTTTGTTTAAATCTTTCTCGAAATTCTTTTTACGAGCATTTTCTGTCTTTTTCTTACCACCCCAGAATTTCCACCACGGTTTCTTCTTCTGCTTAGTATCTTCATCCTTATATGTACTACCACCTTTACCACCAAAAGTTTCCATAGGACCTGAAAGTCCTTTAGGATATGTCTTTCCATCAAAGGTAATTGTTGATAGGTCTGATTCTATAGTTTTATCACCTTTACCAGCCATTATATTAGAAGCTTCTTTCAACTTATCTTGAGCCTCTTGACCACCAAATTTATTAGCAATCATATTAGTTGCTTCAACTAAACCA